GCCTTGTACTGATGCCCAATAGGTCTCGCGGGTATCAGGCTGCAAGCCGCCAAACTTTTTGGGGTCACGCAGGTCTGCCTGTACCTGCTGCAATGTGGCCACATCATCGCCCGCATTGTTGATTCGGTGCTTGACGATTGCGCCGTCTGACTCAGTGACAAACTTCTGAGCAAGCTGCACTTTTTGATCGGCGGGCAAGGTTGACGCGCTGAGAATGTCACCAAACTTTTGACGCGCACCTTGTACGTCCTTAATGCTCAGTTGCAGCAGGTTGTTAAACGCCGCTCCCACTGTGCCTTTTTGCTTGTCCATGGTGGCAGCACTGGCAGACTCGTTAAACCGCATCTGTTGGCGTGCTGAGTATTGATCCATCTGCGCATTCAGCAAACGCGCATGTTCAGGGTCTTGTACGTTAGCAAGTTGTGTTTTTTTAAACTCACCCCAAGACGCTGTCAGTTGCTGTGATGCGACAGGGGCATCAATCGCCCCCAAGCGCACCTGTTCATTGATCTTTCCGCCGATTTCATCTGCTGCCAATTCGGCGGCGTTCATCTTTTCAAGGCTTTGGACACGCTGCAAGGCGGCCTTATCTTGTGCAACCAGCGCATCTTGTTTGGCCTGCATCCGTGCTGCTTCTTGTGCTGCACTGGCTTGCTCGTTGGCTGCAATCTGGTGCTGTGTGGCGGCTAAGTTTTGCACTGCCTGCGCCACCTGACCCGCACCCGTATCACCGACAGCGCGGGGGTTCTGTTGCTGTGGCAAGGCATTGCCAAAGTTGCCCAACGGGATTTTCATTAGTTCTTCCACCCCGATTGCTTGGTAATATTGGTGGTCGACTTACCTGCGCCACCACCTGCACCCATGGACATAGCCGTCGATGCGCCATTGATAATCGTGGACGTGGCTGCATTACGACCGGCCAATGCCGCGTTTTTACCGTCTGCGGTTAAGCGTCTGGATTGGCTCTGGCCGCCTAGGATCGCCATCCATGCGTCTGATTCGCTGTCTTGTGTGATCTGGTCATTAATGACCGTGGACACACCTTGGTTGACATCCAAGCCATTGGCCGCAAGGGCAGCCATTGCCGACCCTTTGGCCGCCTTTGCCTGCTTGCGGATTTGGTCGGCTTCAAGACGACCATTGGCCGCCGCCGCCGCCGCATCATTTTTGCTTTGTGCTTGCTGCGCGTTGCCTTGTGCAATGGCGTTATATGCCCCAAATGCTGTTGCGCCCAGTGATAGCGCCAATGCAGCTTCAATACCCATAACTAAACCTCCTGCTCAAACAACTGGCCAATCAGCTCAAACCCTAACGCTTGGTACAGCCGTGCTGTCTCTTGTGGCTTGATCCCTGTGGTAATGCCGCATTGCACGCAATCCGCCCCCATCTCTTTAGCCCACACCTTGAAGGCTGTTAGCAAACGGACAGCCAAAATCCCTTGTCTGTGGGTTGGATGCACCATGATTGAGTAATCAAATGCGGTTTTGTGGTGCCCATACCAATCAACCGCAATGCCACCGGCAAACGCACCAACGACAACGCCATGGTGGTCAGCCACAAACACCACGCCAGCCCCATCAATCAACATTTTCAAATGCTCGCCGCACTTGACCGGATCAAAACTGCGCTGTCGAAACCGTGGCGACTCGTCGTGCAAAAATGCGCCCAAACTCACCAACGCAGGCAGGTCATGAACCGTGGCAACTCTGATCATTTTTCGTTTGCTCGCATGTCGAGAATGACGGACAGCAGCCGAAACGGTAGCGGCTGCGTTTGAGTGATCGTGATGTCAAGATCATGCAGCTCATGCCAGCCCAGTAGCTCGACCGTGGCACGGCCAGTGAATGGGACTGGATTGCCAAAGATCATGTCGTCATGGGTCTGTAGTGCCACATCATCGCCATTTAGCGTGATGCCAAGGGTTTTTTTCAGCACTAATGTGATGCGATCAACTTTTGCTAAAGACTGCATTCCGGTTGACGGTGCGTCGCTGGGCTCAGGCGGAAACAAGCGGATACGGCAAGTAAGTGGGAGACCAACCCGCACGGTCTGGCCGTTGGGGACGCCAGCATCAATCGTGATTGAGCTAGTGCTGGCAGCCGTCACGCTATAGACGCGGTTATTGTGGGTCGCCTTGGCCATTGTATTTAAATGCGGGAAATCTGGCTTGGCGACCACATCACCTGTTACCACGCCGACCAGCGTGCCGTCCGTCAGGCATTGCGGATCCATAACTTCAAGCAGCATCTGATCCCCGCGATGCACAAGCAAATACATCACATCATCAAACACAGATATAGCTCGTACGATGCCGCCAAAATCATGCAATGCCCACGCAACAACTTGCTGTTCTCGATTTAGTGTCAGGCTTGCAACCTTGCCATCAACTAGCGCACACCACAGCACACTATCAGGCTCTTGCTGATACGCCATTTGCAGGATGCCGCCGTGCGCAGGGGCGATATGCGCAGCAAACACAGACACTTCATCGGCCACCAATGCGTCAACGTCATACCGGTAGGACATGGCGCGCACGCGCTCCCCTCCGCGCTGCACAAACACCACCTCGCCACCAATGCGGACAGTTTGCACTGCATGAGCGCCATAGGCGCTTTGCTCGCCCACCTGCACAGTAGTGGGCGCCAAGGGCTGATCTGCTGAAGAGATCAAAAACTCGCCCCTGCTGCCCATTGCGACCACACCATTTCGCAATGGGCTAAGGTGGCGTACGCTGCCTGCAAGCTCGTTTGCTGCTACAACCGCAAATGCGTCCGCATCGTTGGTGGTCATCTCAAAATTGCGCTCATCACCAATGCGGCTAAACCACACATGGCTTGGATACCCAACCGTGCTACCGCAAACCAACCGCTGCTTGTAATACGTTACGCATTGCGGATATCCCAGCGATGCTGTCCAGATGGTTTCTTTGAGCGTCCATGATTTCGGCACTGCCAAAACTGCTGATGTGAGCGCCTGCATGACCAGCGCCTTGACCACAGTGAGTGATACAAACTCGGTGACTTTGCATAGACCACCGTTGATCGAGACGTATTTGCCGACATCGCCAGCAGTCCACGCCCCCGGCGATTCCATTGTCAGCGTGATCTGAGTTCCCACATCCTTGCCAGACGGGGTTAGTTCCAACTCCACCGTGGGGGTTATTTCATCAAACGGCGCAACATCCAGCGGGAAGATCTCTAGCACCCATGTTGCATAGTCCTCACTGCGCCGCAGCCAGTAAACCTCACGACCAGCGCCTGCAATCCACATTTTTTCGCGCTGCTGTGCAAATGACAGACTGTAAACGTCCGGCACATCCCACAGTGTGGGGATTGTGGCCATGACCGCACCCGACCACAGGCTAATGATGTCCAGACGGTTGGAGCTAAAGACCAAAATGCTACGCGCATCAAATACACGGATCACGCGTGCGGAAGTGTCGGCCAATGCTGTAAAGATTCGGGTGCCATCGCGACGACGCACACCGCTGGCGTATTGCGGGATGTCCGTTCGCGTGATCAACTCGTCTGAGAGTTCGCCTGCGGTAAAGTTGTTTTTTTGGATCGTAAATTTAGCCATTACAGACGCGCCAGCAGCAGTTCAAAATCCTGCCCCACTTGGCGCGACGGCACCTCCTGCCCATTGATCGCCCGTGCCTGTTTGAGCAATGCCCTTAGGGCTGCGTCTTGTGCGTCGGACTCGGCACTTGACCCTGTTAGTGGCTTAGCTAGTTTGGATGCCAGCATGATCGACATGGCTTCGGTCAGCAGGCTGTCCCACGTTGATTCGTTTTGGTTGTCGTACACATAAACCAGATGCAGCACACCCGAGTTGCTCAGGACGTGCCGGTCTTCAAGGCGATAGTCTGTCTCGTTGCAGTCCAACACACGCACAAAATCGGCAGGCAGCGGAAACGCATAGCCCCATCCAAACACAGGCGCGGTGGCCAATGGCGCAATCTCGACGCGCTTTGTCGCACATGACCACGGGTGCATCCGTAGCAAGGCTTGACGCGATGACTCGTAAAAGGTTTTGCATAGACGCGCACGGTCTGACGACTCATCTAGGCTGGTGATTGACTGAGCGCCCAACATCCCAAGCGCGGTATTGCAGATTGTGACGGCTGACATGGTCGCTCCAAATAAAGAGACCCCTTGCCAGCGTATGCCGACAAGGGGTGTTGGGTTAGATCAAAAAGTCGATGGTGACGATCTTTTGCTCGTTAGCACGACCCGAACCGACCGACATTTGCGCACCCAACTGCATCAGGTTTTGCATATCGGGGCGTTTGTCAATGCTGAAATCCCAGTTGATACCACGGCCAAAATGCACCGCGTCTTTGGTCATGGCGACGGTTTTGCGCTCCGTCGCACCGCCCGCACCGTTGTCTAGCAACTCGTACGGAATCCAGTTGAACCCGCACCATTTGCCAGCCAGATCACCGTCTTGCAGCATCTTGACGGCCATGAAATCTGCACTGGTCAACTGCGTGTCGGCCAAAATCTGCGCCATCATGTTGCTGTCATACAACATGTACAGCTCCTCGCCCTGCTCAACACCCACGTTGTTGGCCTGAAAAATCCGGCGAGCGGCGAGAATCTTTGCTTTAGTGAAGGTGGTCGCGCCTGCAAGAATCTTTTGACCGGATGGCAGTGCGGTACTGGTGTAAGTCTCACCATCCACGGTCTTGCGGTTGATTGCATCCACGGCACCACGGTAAATGGCTTTGTCCCAGCGGCGATTACGCGCAGCAATCATGTTTTGCATGTAGCTGTCTTGTGGGTTGGCCTTGAGTTTTGGCAGATCGATCTTTTCAATCGGCACAAACAAGTTGCAGTCAATCATGGTCGCAAGGCGAGTGCCTGCGGTTGGAATGGTTAGGTTCGTGGCAGCAAAGCGAGTGGGGTTATCCACCATGTCCACCAAGCCCATGTCATTGATCGTGAATGACGCGCCCTCGATGTTGCCGCGATCTTTACACGCACCCATCAGACGGGATGTTTTTTGCTGACACGCCACCTCGAACGTATCTGCAAACTGCCGGACAAATGCAGCGGTAATATTGTCCTGATTGGTAATCGGCATGATTACTCACTCCTCAATAGGTTTTGGGTTTTGCCTATGTCGGGTTGTCTATTGCTAGGCCCATATACGCGACGCATTCGGCAATGCGTCGTGGGCGGATCAGGTTGTCGGACTGCCACGTCCGGCCTGTCAATCGGGTTATTTGTAGGTGCGTTGGTAATGCTTGCTGACCTGCTCATGTACACGGCGATGATCGGCATGGTTCGGGTTCATGTACGCTTCCGACTTCATCAAATCTTCAGCCGTATCAGCACTCACGCCACCGCCAGCAGGCGGCATATCCTCACCTAACTGCGCACCAAAAAACGCCAACACCTTAATAGCTTCGGCGTTGTTGCCAATGCCCGTGGGGTTGCCAAGCTGCTCATCTGTGATACCCATCGCACGCGCTGCGGCCATTGCATGACCCATGTGCTTGGGCGTGTCATCGCCCCACGTTTCTTTGAGCGTTGCAGTCACAGACTCAGCATCAAGCGCAGCAGCACCGGCAACCAATGACGGCGCACGCTGTGCATATTCACCCAGCACAAATTCAAGCTGCGCGTTGGTCATGCCCTTTGCGTGTGCGGCCTTCAAAAACGCTTTGTTGGTCTCGTCGGCCTTAAACTCGTCCCACTTGATCACATCAGATTCGATCTTGACCTCGTATTCATCTGCGGATTTAGGCGGGGCATCACCCGTGCCTAGACGGCCTTCTGCGTGCTTATAGGCTTCGGCCATCTTGCGTGCCGATGCGGTCACATCAAGCGCGTCACCCTCGCCGACGACGCGGAATTTCTCGGGCAGCCAGTCGTTTGCATCAGGCGTAGCAACAGCGGGTGTTGTAGCACCCACAGCACCCAATGCCGAACCGCCTAAATCCGCACCATCACCGGCTTCACTCATCAAGATCAGATGTTTCATCCGTCACCCCATTGGCCTTGTTGATCTGCTTAATCATGTATTCAATGACCGACCGCTGACCTGCCCGAAAGCAGCCCTCGCGCTCGGCTTCCTGCCCACCACGAACATAGGTGGGCTGTGAGCTAAAGCGGCGCATCAAATCCTCCAGCACCGCCGCGCCATCAATCCCTGTTCGCTCAAACAGGCGTTTGTATGTGTCTGCACGATCTGTCATTGCGCCACCGCTTTTTGTGCCACGGTATCAATGGCCGCCTGCCCTGCCTGCTGTTGTAGCTGCATGGCCTGTTGTTGCTGCGCAGCCTGTTGTGCAGCCTGTTGCTTGTCGTCGCGGTACTTGCTGCGATCATCAGCACTGCGCATGATCGACGCCGGAACGCCTAAGCCTTTGCCGTAAATCTGTGTGGCTGCATCAAAGTCGATGTTGTCGAGGATGTCGGGGTTTGCCTGCGCCATGTTTGCTACGCCTGCACTGAATCGCTCGATGGCCACAACCTCCTCAAGACGCTGCGCCCGCGCTAAGGGGGACAAGAATTTGATGCTGACGTTTTTGTCACGCAATGAATCAGGCGGCTGACCCAACACACGCATAGCTAGACCAAAGCACCGCTCAACAATCGGGATCAGATACTCAGACTGCCAACGGCCATACACAGGCCCAAGCTGCTGGCGAATCAGATCAACACGCACATGCACCTCTGTCGCGGTCATTGCTGGACCGTCAGCCGGTTGCAGTTGATCGGCCATCAGGTTTGAGCGGATGGATTGATGTGTCTTGTTCAGCATCCATTCGGCGACTTCAAAGTTTGATCCGGACGTGAGCGGCTTCATGGAATCCACACTGTTGGCCACAATCACCCGACGCGGACCAATGCGGACTGTGGCGGGATTCAGCACGCCGTCATCCTCAGCAATCCACATGCCGCCAATTGCCAAATCGCCCGCTTGCAGAGTCAACTCAACCAACTTGTTAGCGGTCTTGGCATCAGGCAATGCCAGCGACATTTGGCCTTGGGCATATGGGCTATGGGGAATACAGCGCCACCGTGCTACAGCACACGGAAACTCGTGATAGCCCGACTCCTTGAGCATATGGCCGCCCTCAATCTCGACGTGGTACGACGCAAAGGGCAACGCCTTGTCGATCACACCGTGTGGCTCTGACCGTGGCTGTATGACATGCAGGATGCGCACTTTGCTATCTGGCGATGACTCAGCCAAGCGCCGCACACGCTCGCTCGCTGTGTCTCCGTATGCATCAACGACCTGTTGGGCTGTTAGCTCATGCTCACGATAGATGGTGTCGATGCGTCCATCAGCACGGGATGACGCGATATAGCACCCACCGATAGGCCATGCATCAAACACATACCCACCGCGCTGGCGATCAACGTCGATATACAGACACAGCCAGCCCGCAACAACGCCATCTGTAGTGGCTTCAAACGCTTCGCTGTCAAAGTTGCTGCCATGGATATTTCTCCACACAAAATTTGCAGCAGACTCAAGCCACCGCTCTGCATCGTCCTGCGTTGTCTCGTCCTCATCCTTGCCATCCGGCACCGCCTGAAACCACAGGCTGTTAGGTGGTGTTGTGCCGCTCATGATTGACGACACAAGCAACTGCACCGACGCCGCAGCCGTACTGTCGAGCAACTCACGCCGCGCTTGCTTGCGGTCGGGAATATCTCCGCTAAACGATTGCAGACGCTCAGGACAGCCGTAGCGATAGCACTCAGACCAGTGCGACTCATGAGTCTGACGCTCAGACTTGAGTTGATGCAGTCGCTTGACGAGTGCTTGTGTATTCATGCGTTGCGCACCCGTGCGTCTTGCACAGCTTTACCAAGCGCGGACGTGACTGTAGCCACCAGACCACCGCGGCTCTTGCTCAGCGCCGTATCTTGCTGGCCTTGGTTTTTAGACACCAAGCCCTGTGGCGAATTGCCCAGCGCAGACCCAACCTTGTCACGACCGACGCGCAGCTTACGCGCAGCGGCATCAGCATTGGCTGCCTTGGTGGCCTTGGCAGCAGCAACTAATGCATCGCCTTCGGGATCGGATTTAACAGCCTTGGGTGCACCGCACATTAAGCGTCTCCTAAAAAAAACTCGAAGCGAGCGGACGCGATAATCGTGCCTGTGACAGCCGCCGCCGAAAGATAGATGTCAGTACCAGCAGGCACAGGAGTTTTGTAGTTAAGAGGGATGGATAGTGCAAAAGCAGGCGCGGGGAATCGACCCAGCACACGGAAGACCGAGCCATTTGCTCGCGCCCACAAATACAAAATACCTGCCGCAGAAAACGACAGCAGGAATGACGCAAGGTATAGCTTTTTACCTGCCGGAACGGTGTACATCGCCTGCAAGCCACCACCCATGCCAGTGTCAATCGAAAAAAGAACAGTTGCAGGCTTGCCAAGTGTGACCGTCCCCGACCCGACATACACAATGCCCGCATTAGTACCGCCCGTGCCTGCGGTCAGTACAGCAAAGTCGTTGATGCGGTAGTACGCGTTGACCGTGGTGACTGCTGTGATGCCATTCAGCGTCACAACCTCGGTAATGACGTTGAATGACGCATCAAGCCCAACGATCTGCACAGTCCGTGCGCCCGTCCCTGCTGCTGTATCCAGTGCACTCGATGACGAGACCGTGCGTACAGATGCGGCACTAGGCCATGGATATGCTGTGCCTGACTCAGCCCAGATCATCTCTTGAGTTGTAGGTGTAGCTGGATTAAACCCAAAGGCTCGACCACCCGTCAGACCTGCGTAGTTACCGGCGGCCACATCAAGCCCAAAATCACGAGCCTGCAAGCCAAGCTGTTGCGGGTCTTGCTCGAGACCAACGACGACGCCTGCGCCCGTTGTTGTGCTAGTGATGCTCATACGATCCACCCTGCATCAGTCAAGCGTGCGCCGTGACGTACAGGTTTGCCCGCGCCGACCGCATTATTGGTGGGCTGTTGCAATGCTGCGTTTTCGGCTTCAAGGGCTGCCACTCGCGCCAGTGCCGCAGCCAATTCGGACGCGGGATCTGCTGGCTGAGACATGATCGCTGTCAAGACTTCAAGGCCAGCCTGTCGCTCCGGTGCGGGCGCAACTGTTGGGTCGATGGGATTGCCGGGGGTCTGTGGCTTGCGTGCGGCCATATCACACTCTATTGATACCTGATCTCAAGAGTGTGCTTACTGCCTAATCCTGTTTTTTGGGTGATTTTTGGCATGTAAAACGCGCGTGCGCGCGAGGGATGTGAGCTGGCACTGCGTGTGATTGATGTTGCCATAATAAATACCTGTTAAAGATTATAAAACGCCCACGTTAATGGGCGTCTGGTGGCTGATTATGCTTCGCGTCCGGTGATTTCAATATCAAGCAAATCGAATGCGGCTTCGGCAAAAACTAGCGGATCAAGCGCATCATCTGGCAATGCCTGCAAACGGGCGCGGGTGATCTTGCGTTGGCGAATCGCTTTCATTTCTTCGCCGTTGTGGCCCGATACCGCATAAACGCGCACGGTGTCATCATCAAAGCGGTCAAAGTGTACAGCGATCAAATACGACTTCTTTTCGCCGATCACGTTAGCGCGCAGCGCCGGTGTGGTGACTGTTGTTACTAGATTTGGCATGATAAATACTCCCTTGGTTGGTGTTTCAGTAGTCAAGTGGGTCTAAAGGCTGCTGACTTTCCCGTTCTTCAATCTGCGCATCAACAACAGCCGACCAACGCGCAAATATATACGCTGAATCTTCTGCGATTTTCTCGTTGGCAACATCAAGCAACTGCTGCGCAAGCCATTCTGCGATTATATCCTCCGCTTCGCCGTTGACCGCCTTTGACAGGTTTGGGTGCGCCATAGGCTGCCCATTTCGGTTTTTGATCATGCTTGCGGCTTTGCGCGTCCCACCGATGATCTCAATCATGCGGATGGCATCATCTTTAGTCATGCTCAACTTCATGCCAATCCCCTTTTAGTCTGCAAGCCATTGTTTAAAAAAACTGATTGCCAGCGTTTGCATTTCTGCGTCCGATCCGTCAAAGCCATTTTTGCCGTATTTGCGCAGACCATCAAACTCAATTGCGCCGCTGTCAACGTTGACCCATGCGGATTTGCAAGCAATGCCATGTTTTTGCATGGCTACAGCAAAGGTGTAATCACAATCTGGGTAGGCGCGGCAGTGTACGGCGTCTTTTGACTGCCATGTGCGCAGCTTTGGATGACTAAATGCTTGGCGTTTTAGTTCTTTGTACAAGTTGCGCAACGCAGAACCAAAAGTCACTTGGTAGCTATCGCCTTTAATGTGTACGCGTTTTGCCCGTGCATGTGCGATGCCGAAAATCATTTTTTTGCTCATGTTCATTTTGCGTGTCCCCTTGGGATCATCCGTTTGCGCTAATCGCTCCGGTATGTCCTCATTGTATACCAAATGGTATACTTTGCAATGGTGACCACATGATATTTATCTACCGTTCGTCGGCTCGCAACCCGCTCTTATCACGCGCCACCAGTCTGATCAATCGTGTCGATCATGTAGCGTATAGCCGCCGCAATGCTGCCATGCACCAGCGCCAGCCGCCCCAACACCTCAAGCCGCCGTGGCTCATGCTGTACAGACAGATTGATCTTGGCTGTCACAAACATGGCGTCAGCATCGACACCACGAATGCGGTCGGGCGTAGCTGCTCGACGCGTGTAGTTGCAGATGGATTGTGCCGTAGCGCGTGGAATTTCAAATTTCTCAGCGATGTCGGACAGAGACATGCCGTCCTCTTTGCACAGCCGGATTTGTGAGCCGACGAACGGTAGAAAATAGTTGGTCCACTCTATTTACAACGATACATATGTGTATCATAATACAGACATAGACCGACGCACTAGGCGACAGTCAAATTACTGTGAGACAGACCATGACCAAGTCAGAGATTTTCAAAGCAGCCCACGCGCTAACCAAACTCGTAAACAAAGCAGGCGACAGCTACCAAGTCACTTTTGCAGCATCGCTGCGCATGATCATTGCTGGTAGCAAATATCGCGTCCCAGCCAACGAAACCCGCAACAAAATGGTGTGCCTGCAAGCCATAGACAGCCTGTTTGCTTTTGCAGCAACCAAAACAAAACAAAGCGACGCAAACACCGCACAAAAAAACGCTTTTGAAATGTACGCACAAGCAATGCCTGCTGATTTTTACGCCAGCATCAACCTGCGCACAACAGACGTAACAGCCGGTCGCCAAGTAATGGCGGCAATCACTCAAGCAATGGGGTTAACAGCATGAGCAAAGTATGCAGTAAAGCAGCGGATCGCGTTGCACAAGCAAGCGGGTTTGTGATCCATGAGCCTATCTATCACCACCCGATGACTGTAAACAAACTCGGCGAAACAATGGCGTCGATGTTTAAAGGCGGCAAAGAGTTAAAAGGCCGCATGACCAAGCGCCGCATCAAGACAATCATCCGCAACTGGTAATCCCAAGCCCCTTCGGGGGCAACTTTGGAGCAAGATATGAGCAACCCACTATACCAACTCGGCATGATTGCCCGCTCTGTGCAAAAGCAAATGCCAATCACTGAGTCTATCCCGACCAACATCATCACCCTGCTGTGCGTCAAGCCAATTACCGGCCTTGGCAACCTGCATAAATACGCCATGAGTAACGGCTTGCATGATAAGCAGGTATGGGGTGAGATGCTAAACCGCGTCGATCTGTCAGAGCTTGAGCGGCTTAAAGACGGCGTATCAATGATCAAGCAAGGCGATTTTTGGCGCGGCTGGTATCACTTTGACGCGCTAGAGTCCAAATACCTAAACATCACACCAGAGGATGTGCGCGAGATTGGGAAAGCATTGTACGGGCGTGATTGGAAAAGCCCGCTTGCTGACGCGCTGGGTATTAGCCGCCTAACCGTCCAGCGATGGGACAGCGGCCAGTTAAAGCCAAACATCGGCCACGTTGCTGACATGCTCGCACTTGTCGCAGCAAACAATGACCGACTCAACAATATAATCAGAGACACCGTCAAGCCCTCGCGGCATACCGGTAAGCTTTGACGAATAAAAAACAAACCCCGCTAGTGCGGGGTTTTTATCAGCAAGACATTTTAGATCGCCTGTCCGCAGCTATCTCACCCTCGGAATCACCCCCCCCACAATTTGACTATGCAAGATCGTCAGCATCTCAGCACTGGCCGCATTTGGCGACGATACGCAGTTGTACCAAGCCCACACCGTGTTAGATGACACATGCAGCTCTCGACTAATCGCGTGCTGACCAAATCCCACAGCACTAAGATCAGCGATGACGCGGAACCAATCGACCGGACGATAATGCTCATAGACACGCGGGAAAATCGAAAGCTGGGCAGTCATGCGATTAGCTCCAGCAATTGCGCAGCACTGTACGATCTGCTTGCATGTAAGCGCACAGCCATCTCGATGGATCCATGCTTAACCGGATCACCCAGCACTGTAAAAATCTGCTTGATCTGACTGTCATCAACCCACACCCCTGCTTTTGTCAGCGAGTCAAACAGTGCCTTGTGGTAGTTGTCAGCGTCGTATATCAGCTTGGTGTCCGGTGGTGACAACACGAGCGCAACAGATACAGCAGCATCCCCAATCAGCCCAGCCAAACGATTAGCCATGACCAATTCAGCAATCCGCGCGATGTACCGCTTGCCAGCCTTGCCGATGTGCATCCCACCATCATGCGACCGCTCCCAATAGTGATTGATGCTTGGCGACCACGGCAAAATCAACGTGACCACCTGCCCCTGCAAAATCTTTGGCTTGGCGCTATCACTCAAGGTCTCGTGACCTACGGCACTGTGATGACGATGACGGTTTTTAAACCCCTTGACGTTGTTTTTATTGGCTCGTCTGCAATGCCACAAATCAAGCAAGCCACTTTCACGGGCTTCGGCCAAACTCATGCTGTTTGTGGCTGGCAAATGTTGATGACTGCTCATGATGTGTGCATCCCCAGACTGACCAACGATTGCCCCAGACTCTCAGGCTCGACCCCCAACACACGGCACTCAAGGCCGCCTGCTATAACAACCTGATCAACCACCGGCGCATGGGGTGTTGGCACCCACACGCACACATGGTTGTATGACTCGAGTTCGGCAGTTTGGCGTTCGTTCAATGTGATGACGTTCATTTCGCCACCGCCTTGCACTCAAACGACTGGTTAAGCAAAACAACACGCCCAAGACGATCACAATCGCGTTTGATGTCTGATTCGGCACTGTAGAGACCAATCAACAGGCTGATCATGATCGACATGACCAAAATAAATTCTTTGCTCACACGACACCCCCACAACAAACCCCATCCCCGTTTTGCGGACATGCATCACACGCCGACTGTGACCGATCAGCCCACGTCTTTTGCACTTGCTCCAACGTCTGCGCTCGCATCTGCCCTTTGATCCACCGGCTATCCACAGCCACACCATGCTCCAACAGGTACATAATCCCGTCTGTTTTATCGTCGCGGTCGCGGTAATAGACTGTCTTGATGCCTGTCAGCGTCAGCCGTTTGGCACACTCAATACAGGGCTGACGGGTGACATACAGCGTTGCACCCCTTGCGTTACCACCACTAAAACCAGATGCGGATAGCAGTGCATCAGCCTCGGCATGTATTACAGTTTTCAGCGTCCGACCGTCCGCACCCTCACAGCAATAGCCGCGATT